AAAAAATAAAAAAAATATATATGATGTAATGAATCCAAATGATGGAATGATTCCAAATGATAATGATATAAGTCATATTAAAGAAAATAAAATATATACTAAAATAAAAAAAATTATAAAATATTTATTTAATAGATGAAATTATTATAACTCGTCGGGATGAATATAAATATCTTAATAATAATAAAACACCTGTGAAATATGAAAATTTGAATGGTAAACAGATAATAAAGAATATTTAACAATTTAATGATTTACTAATTTTTTGTATTCTTCAAGATTCATTGTTCCCATTTTTTTATTACAATTACTACATATTGGCATTAAATTATCTAAAGATACTTTACCTCCAAATGCATGAGCGATAATATGACCACATTGCATATCTTTAATATTCAATTCATTATTACACGAATAACAAAAACCATTAACTAACATACCTTCGTTGCAAAAATTTTTAGGTTCTTTTTTCCATATTCGTTCTCTTAACTCTTGTGGAATATTATCTCTTTTATTCTTTTCTTTTTTTTTTTTATCAAGATTACTTAAAAATTCTGAAGCGATATTATCAATTTCTTTATTTTCCATAAGAGCTTACAATGTCATATCTTTCCTTTCAATATGTTCAAAAATACCAAGATAGCAAATTTTTTTTTCTACCATATTATTAATTTTATTTATACATTTATCATATTTTTTTTTGTCATCATAATTGTGTATAAAATGAGAACTTTTATGCAAATAATTATTGATATCGATAATTACATTAAATATATCTATAATAGATTTATTAGTGAATTCTAATTTTTCTTCAAATTTTCTATATTTAATATTATTCATAAGTTGAACATATGATATATGTGGACAATTTCTATTACCTTCACCATCTCTAATATATAATGTAGTGAATTCATCAAGAATTAATTTTGCTAAATCTCTATCATATTGAATAATGTTACCAATTGGTTTTATAGGAGAATGTTTATTAATTCTATTGAAAAAATATTCTACATCATCATAATTATCAACATTATATGTAACTAATGGTACAATAACATTATTAATATTATAATTTTTATCTTGTAAAATAGAGTACATAACTAATCTATGTTGTCCATCTAATAAATAAGTTTTTTTTTCATTTTCAACATAAGCAATAGTAAAACTTTGTAATATAGAAAAAAAACCTTTTCTATTATATTCATAAATTTCATCTTCAGCCATATTATTAATATAATTTTTATCAAGTAATCTTTGTACTCCAGGCGTAATATATTTATTTATTAATGATACTATATTTATAAGTTCAACAATATATTTATGATTGATTACCATAATGATATATTATTATAATATAATATTCTTTATATATTATTTAAATTTCATCAGGATGAACATAAACTTCTTTAATATATTTTTCTAAAATACTATCTAAAATAATTTCAGGAGAAAATTCGTCATATGTCATAAATATTTTAAGTAATTGTTCAGAAAATCCAGAAATAATTGCTGTATTTTTAACTTTAGCATTAACCGGAAATGATTTACTGTTATCAGCATTTAAATTCCAATAAATCATTTTGGGAACTTCGTAATAGTTCTTTTCAAATTTATTACTAAATGTATTATATAATAATTCTAATTCATTATTATCAATATCACAATCATCTCTAATTGCTTCATCAAATTGCATATCCGATAATACAACAAGTTTTTTGGGCATCTCGTTATTTTCAAGTTTATTATTTTTACTATAATCAATTATTAAATCTGCGATTTTTTCAAAGTTTGTATTATATCCCCAATGTGCGCTTCTAATAGAATCTACTTGTTCTTTTAATGTAGTACCAGTAACTTTATGAAAACTTGGTGTAGAATGAAATGTAATAATTGTACTTTTAAATGAACCGATACAACAATTACAAATTAGTAATCCTAGTGCAATTGCTACTTGTGCTGGAATACTTCCATTTGATGCACTAAACATTGAACCTGATACATCAACAACAGCAATTAATTCATTAAATAATTCACTTTTTTTCATATTATCTAAAATAGTTTTCCATTGATTTTCAATAGTTAAATCAAGTTCTCTATTTTCATCTTCTAAATAATAATTTACTAGTTCGTGAGGTAAAATACCAGTTACATTAATTTTTTGTATGCCTTTTGAAACATTAGTTAAATAATGCATATATCTTTCTTGATCATTTTTCATAAAGGCATTTTTATATTTTTTACTAGCAATACTTGGAACATTTTCATAATTAATATTTTTCCAATCTGTTTTACACATTTTTGCTTCAACAATATCAATTTTATTTCTAAGAGGTGTTAAATAATTTTTTCTAAAATATTCATTCTTATTTTTTATATTTGTTTCATCTGTTAAATCTAAAATATTATACATAATTTTATTATAGATATTATATTTTTTTTGATATTTACTTTTTTCACCAGGACACCATTTTGCACAAAGTGATACCGAATCATTATTATCATAATTGATTTTGTCTTCAATTAATTTTTCTGCAAATAATTTACTTTCAAATATATCATTATAAGTTCTATTTTTATAAATTTTACTCATAAAGTATAATACATCTTTCCAAGAACCATATTTGTTAACATAATTTTTGATATTACATTCATAAGTTTTTTCATATTGATTTAATTTTAACCAACAATATGCATCATTACTTATTTTTTTTTCTTTTTTTCCATCAATTCTATCTCTTGAATTAAAAATAATAGCGATTGTTTTATATGGATCATTTTGCATACATTTATATAATAACTTATCTAATTCTGCATATTCATAATCTCTAACAATATTTGTAAATAAATCTAAAAATATATTATTTGTAGTTTCTAAAGCGACGGCATTATTGTCAGTTTTCGAATAAATATAATAATCATCAAAACCACTAATGGTTTTATAGTTAATACTATTTTTGTTTCCAAAAAAATACGATAATAAGAATGAAAACATTGAATGATATAATTCAATTATATTAATAATAATATCATTTTTTTTTTATATCATTTTTTCTTAATAATAGTGGTATTTCGTGAGTTAATTTAATTTTTTTAGTATTATTTTCATATATTTTAGATAATAAATTAATTAATTGAGTTACATTATATTTTTTAGTAATATCAACATTACTATTAAATTTTGTAATAACTATTTCAGTATTATTTTTCATAATAATAGTATTAATATTAATATATAAAAATCATTTTTTAAATATTATATAAAAAAATGATTTATTTATTTAAATTATTAAATAAAATTAGATAACAATGTTTAAAAACTATATATTTGATCCTAAAAATCCTACAAATAGATATACTTTTGAAATTTATGACATTGATTTGGCAATAGTTAATTCTATTAGAAGAATTATTTTATCAGAAATTGAAATTCCTGGAATGATCGGGGAAACTGAACCTACAATTGAAATTATTTCAAGTAATGGTCCATTACATAATGAATTTTTAATACATCGTATTGGTTTAATACCAATTTGTTTAAAAGAGAATGAAGTAGATAATTATGTAGATAATTCAATTACTTTAGAATTAAATGTAAATAATACAACTAATATAGTTAAAAATGTTACAACAGAAGATATAATTGTTAAAAGAAATGATAAAGAAATTGATAAGAAAGAATTAAGAGAGATATTTTATCCAAATATGGTATCAAATGATTATATTTTAATTACAAGATTAAGAGAACATGAATATTTACACTTTAAAGCAAGTGTTGTTAAAAAAAATAGTAAATATAATGCATCATTCAACCCAGTTTCTTTATCTACATTTTCATATATTATAGATAAAAGCAAGATTACAAAAGAAATGTCAATTTTAGACAAAGAAAGACAATATTATGTAAATAAGTATGGAGATCCAAATGCCTTTCAATTTGAAATAGAACCAATTAATAAATATATTACTCCAAAATATTTAATAAATAAAGCAATCGAAATTTTAATCAATAAAATAAATAATTTAATAACAAATGTTAAATCAACAGAAGAAGTTAAATTATTAAAAATATTAGAAAATACATATAAATTCATTATAGATAATGAAGACGATACACTGGGTAATGTAATTCAGTCATTTATTCATGATAAATATGTAAGAAGTAATGATACAATAATGGAAAATATTAGTTGTAAATATTGTGGATATATTTGTCCACATCCATTAAAAAATATACTTGAAATTCAAATTACATTAGAAAATCAAACAGATGAAAGTATTTATAGAGATTTTTTACAAACAAATTGTTTATTAATCATAGATAAATTACAGGATATTAAAACTGAATGGAATATTTTTGTAGAAAAAAAATAAATTTAGTTAAACAATATTAAATCTTATTTTTTTTCATTTATTTAATTAAGATATGGAAGAAATCGAACAAATAGATAAAGAAGACATTATATATCTAGATGAAGAATTGCCAGATATTGAATATTACGAATTATTAACATTTGAGGAATTAATTGAAATTAATCCTGATTTTATATCATTAACATCTAAAGAAATATATAGTGAATTATATGAAATTTTTAAAAATGCAAATAAATCAAATAATTTTTTAGATTTGTTTTATAACCTTACAGATAAAAAAGAAATAGATACAACAAACTATGTATTAATATCACAAGCAATTAAAAAAACTTATTATGAAAATGGAGAATTAGGTGATACTGGATTATTAGAATTTATAAATAATTTTAAAAAAATAAATAGAATTACTGATATTAAATTGGCAGAAGAAGAAAAAAATAAACTATTTTTTGCAATAGAATATTTAGAACAATCTAAAAATGTACGATTCAAACCATATTATAGAACAAAAATAAGAATTAATAATGATACAGCGGATTATATTTTAAATCCTTATAATAAAACAAATATACCAATTAATGATATATATTATGAAACACCGAAATCAATACATACGGATAAATTGAGTGATAAAATATTAGGACATTTAAATAATAGAAAAATATTTAAAAATGTAGAAACTACGTCAGATATTTTAAAAGATTTAAAAAAATGTAAACCAACTATTGAAGAAATATTAGATGATTTAGATATAGAAACTATAAATAATAATGAAACAATAGATTACGAATTATTAACAAATATTTTAAATAAATACGATTATAAATATGATAACATAGATATAAAGAACTCAGAATTAGTAAAAAAGTTTTTAGATAAAGTAATTAATATAAAAAAAGACGATTATAAATTCAAAACCGTAAGAATAAAAAGTGTTGATTTTATTAATAATAAAACAAATTTTTATAATAAATTAATAAATATATTTAAATTATTGAAATTTAATGATGATATGAATAATGAACATTTTTCAATTATTTCTAAATTGGAAGATTATAAATCGGGTTTAGACGAATCAGAATTATTATACAATAATATTTATGATATTATAAATGCTATTCACAATAAAGATGTTGATATTGATATTATAATAGAAAATTTAAGAAATATAGTAGAATCACAAAGAATTACAAATGCGATTGATAATATTAAAAATTATAGCAATAATGATTTGGATAAAATAGAAGAACTATTTAATATTGAAAAAAACAAATTTGATAAAATAAATGTTGATAATCCCATGTATTATGGTAATGTATTGAAATTTATTAATATATCAAAGGAATTAAATGAAATTAAAGTTGGTAATAATATTAAAGATTATAATTATGTTAAAAATGTAAATGAAGATTATTATGATCACGATAATAAAGATGATATTGATAATATAAAAGATTTAGATATAAATTTTTATGAATATAATCAAAATATTTTTGATAAATATATAGAAATAGATAAATATATGTATGCATTAGGTTTTAAAGAATATATTAAATTTGTATTACCATTATTAAGTAAAGTTGAAGAAAGTTCAAAATTAACATTAAATTATGAAAGTATTATAAATAAATTATATAGTGACTTTAGTTATCTTCCAACAAAATATCACGAAATAAAGAAAAAAATAAATGAAATTGACGATACAATATCTGATAAAATAATAGAAGATATAAGTAAAATAAATTATACAAAAATAATAAAAAATTCCGAAGTAATTAAACAAATAGTATCAACAGATTTTGTATTAACTGATAAAATATTAGATATAATTCTAAATATTAATTTAAATTATTTAGATACGGTTATAAGTGTATTTTTGAATTCAATTGCAATATGGATTTTAGAAATACAAAGTGATATAATTAATAATATTCATATACATAATTATAATTATAATTATATTCATTTATGGGATGATTTTGGATTTCCTATAAATAAAACCAAAAAAGTTGGGGTAACAATATATTTGTGTGATATTATAAATAGTGTTTTTGAAGATAATGAAGAATATGAAATATATAATATTGATTTGAAAATAATTAAAATAATAACAGATTTAATTGATAATAAGTATAATGATATTTTAAAAAATTTAATTAAAGAAAGTGAAAATGCTAAATTAAATACAATTAATAAAAATAAAGGTAAAAAATATCAATTAGAACTAGTTGATAATTTAAATAAATTTAAAACAACAAAAACATATGAAATGAAAAACAAAATGTTGGAAAACTATGTAAAAGCCCTTATTTATATGCCTGGCATAAATTATAATAGAATACATAAATATTTATTAGGTTGTTGTTTACAACAATTAAATAAAGATTTTATTAGTTATAATGATTTAAAGGATAAAAGAAAGGATTTAATTGCTGCAAAAACATATTTTTCAAAAAATAAGCAAACAATAAAAAAAAATTATTATTATTTACCAGTAAAAAAAATAGAATCAATTGATGAACAAATAGATGATATTGAAATGGATTTATATAATTTAAAACATAATATATATGAAAAAATTCAACAAAGCAATTACGATGATTGGTTAAAAAACCAAAAAAATGGAAATATGTTTATAACAGAAAAATATGAAAACATAATAACAAATGGGAGTGGTGAATATATTAAAATGATTAAAATTAATTTAAAAAATTATTTAGAAACAATTGGAAATAATAAATCAAATTTAACAAAATACTTAACTGAAAATATAACAAAAATAAATTTTAAACAAATTAATAATATTGTTATTAGAATATTATCAAAAAGTTATTATGAAGAAGAAGAAAAAGATAGTATTTTATATAAATCTATTGAATATTGCAATTATATGATTAGTAAATATAAAGAATTAGATGAAATTTATGATATTGATAATATAACTGATATAATTCGTGCAAAATGTTATATATCTGTTAAAATATTATCATTGCCATTTAATACAGAAGATGTATTAGGGGATAAACTTCAATTAATTTTTAATGAAGATATAGATAATTCTCTTAAATATAAAAAAATAGCAAAACAAATACATGATAAAATAAGTAAATCTTTACAACAATCTATGATGCCAACTTTTGAAGAGAATCAAGATTTTATTAATAAAATGAGAGAAGAGTTTAAAAATAAAAGGTTAGAATTATATGATAAATTAAACGAAGAACAAAGAAAGGTTTTTAATGAATTATCAAAAATAGGTATTAAAATAGAAAGTGCAATTGACGATTCTAATATTGAATTAAATGAAGAACAAAATGAATATGATGGTGAAAATGATTATGTTATGAATGGTAATAATGATGATCAAAATTTTGATGATTTAGATAACGACGAATATGGACATATTTATGATGATTAAAAAATAAATATCTAAATAATTTTTGATAATACTTTTATTAATATGATTATTTATCTTTTCAATATCAATTTTAATATTTTTAGGAATTGCAAGAAAATTACGACAATCTTTTCTACATCCAGATATTTCATCAATTAAATAAATATCATATTCATATTTTTTTAAATATTGTGATAACTCAATATAATTATCAATTTCAGTATGTTGTTCAAATGCTATAATTGGTTTAAACTTCTCAATTATTTTTTCAGAACCTTTAATTACATTAAATTCTAATCCTTCTACATCCAAGTGTATATACGATATATTATCAATTTCTTTTTCTTGATATAAATAATCTAAACTAATTGACTCTATTTTTGTTCTTCCTCCATTTTTAAAACTACAATGGTCTATATTATCATTTGTACCAAGTATTTCGTTATTATTATTAAGAGCTTTTTGTATGGTTTTGAGATTTTGAATATTATTTCTTTTATCATTTCTTTTATAAAATTAATATTGTTTGGCGAAGGATCAATTGCATATATAATATTTGTAGAACAATTCATTGCCCATGGAATACTATTATCTCCAATCCACGCACCAGAATCAATAATATTTCCATTAATAAATTTATTATTTATAAGATATGTTGTAATTTTTTTAAATATAGGTTCGCGTTTGGGACAAGATATGAAAGCACTTGTTGCCCAAGGGTGATCAATTAATCTAATAATAATATGTTTATATAATTTATTTTAAAAAAGTACATGTTTTGATTTTTATAAAAATTTTAAAATATTATTAATTTTTATAAAATTTTAACAAACATGTACTTTTTTAATATCCTCTAAAAAAAGATATGGAAAATAATATTTTAAGTAATAAAATAAAATATGTCATAATTCCAATAAAAAAAAAGGATATTGTTTCAATTAAATTTGTATTCCAATGCGGTTTTTATAATGAGTATAGGGGAATAAATAATTATACCCATTTATTAGAACATTTATTAGCATATTATTTTAATAAAAAACAATGTACTGTTAAAAAAGTTAAAAAATTATTAAGTAAAAAAATATATATGACTAATGCAAATACACAGGATGAAATAATGTGTATATTCATAAAATGTTATCAAAAAGATATCGATTTTTTTATAAAGTTATTAAGTAGAACTATTTTTAATTTATGTATAACTAAAAAAAATTTAGATTTATCAAAAAAACATGTTATACAAGAATTAAAACAATACGAAGATTATCATATTATAAATGCTATTAATAAATATATATATCAAAGAAATAATGTTGATATAAAAGATGGAATAAATGATGTTGAAAAATGTACTTTAGAGGATATAAATAATTTTTATAAGAATATATTTTCAAAAAATATGATATTGGGTATAAATTGTAATAAAAAATATATTATAAAAAATAAAAAATTAATTATAAAACATTTTAGTAAAAAAATAAAAATAGAAAAAAATATATATCCTATAAATTTTAATACTAAAATATTAAAAAATAATAAAATTTATAAAATTCACAAAGATATAAAATCTACAGAAATTAATATTATAATACCATTTAATATTCAAAAATATACAAAAAAATATTGGGAATTAATAATAATATTAAATTATCTATTTGATTTTGAAATAGGACCTTTTTATGAAAAATTAAGAAATAATAAACAAATAATATATTCAATTACTTATTTTTTAAACTATTGTGATAATGATAGTAAAAAAACGCTATTACATATCAAAAGTTATTGTCAAGAAAATAATTTAAATATATTTTTTAAAATGTTTGATAAAATTTTAAAAACCTTTAATATTGATAATAATTTATTTAAACAAGCAAAAAAAAAATTATTATTTGAAAAAAAAATTAATTATATGAATAATATAGATGATTGTTTAGACTATAATATGTATAATTTATTGTACAATAGAAAAATATCACATAAAAACAATATGAATAATTTAGAAAATGCTAAAAAAAATTTAAATTTAATAAAAGAACTTAAAAATACAAAATATTATGTAATTCTATTAAATAAAAAATTTAAAAAGATTTAAAGACTAATATAATACTATATATTAATGAATTATTATTTAATAACATTTGTATTTACTCAATTACTAATTGAAATTAATTGTTTTGTACCAAACATTAATTCGTGTTTTGTACCAAAAATAAAATCATCTTTTGATAACAAAATAGTATTAACAAATTCATTAACATTATTAAGAGCATCTATTTATAATAAAAATAAATGGGAACCTCCTGAAGGATATATTCCTCGTAAAAATAAAAAAGTAAAATGGGAACCACCTGAAGGATATGTACCGAATAGATTTAAAAACAATATTATAACAGATATTATTGATAAAGAAATTGAATTTTGTAATAATAAAGACGATTTATATTGTAAAGAACATGAAGATGAAAATGAAAATATTGAAATCGAAATTGATAAAATTCTAATAAAAATTGAAAAAATTAAAAATAATGTTAAAAACATTAAAAAATATAATAGCAAAAATGAATATTAAAAAATTTATAATTGAATATAAAAAAAAATGATTATTTATATTTAATAATATAATTAGAGTGTTTACAGCAATCTCTAATTATATTTGATATGAAAATATCATAAACAAAAGCACTCTGTAAATTTTTTTTACACCTTTTTACATTTCAAACGCCGAATAAAAAAAGAGGTTTCCCTCATTTTTATTTTTTTTATAATTATTAATTAACTTACAATTCAAAAGTAACTCTACTATATTGCACAATATAACTATATTCTACAGCCAAATTTACTCTACATTTTTCATCATATTTTCTAATTGTTGCCGCACCTTTTATATGAGTAAGAAGTTCACAATCATTTAATCCATATAAGTCTGTATAATGAACTTCTACATTAGCAGACCAGTCCGTTCCGCTTCCAGTCCATCCAAGTTCTTCATTAGACAACGAGATATCAATAAGAGGACCAATGTCTCGCATGTTATGTGAGCGATATGTCGCAAGAGCAACCAGTTTACCTTGAGATTTGCTTTTCACAAACCATAATCTGTCACCTGGTTTGACATTTTTTAGAAAATGCTTATTTGTAGAAGTATTTGAAGAAATTCCCCAAATTCTGTATTTGGAAGAGCATTTAAGGTTTTCTCCATCACCAACTCTCAATATCCAATCAGTAGTCATTTTAAAATCTCAAACTTGATATATTTTATGTCTTTTATTTAAATATAAAAGATATATCAATTTTTTTAATTTATATTCAAAATTTAAAAAAATTATAATCGGCATTTGAATTGTGAAAAGGTGTAAATTTTTTTGTATTTTCATATAAACTAAAATTACATTTTTTTTCATTTTCATATCCTGGTTTTATTCCGGGTGTATTATGACTTTTTATATTTAATTGATTACGAATATATTCTTCGCATTCTTTTGAATTAACATTATATATTACTTCGTTTTCTATATTTGGATTATTTATAAATTTTATTTTTGTACCATCATTAAACATATTAGCATAATGACTACATACTAAAGAACCAAAACATGTACACCATGGTGTTAAATCTTCATCCGTTGCGTGTCTTCCATATTTATAATAAAATGCTTTTTTTGCGGCAGAACCAATAGGATTTCCGCTATTATCTGCATATTTTCTTGCTTCTGGACCTAATAAACAACAAGTATGATGTGTTGAATCATTGAAACAATGATTTACATTATTATAAGTAGTTGATAAACCACATTCATTTAGAGCAACGCGTATTTTAAATGCCGAGTTTATCAATCCTTATAAATCTTTAATGTTCTTCTTTTGTTATATTTTCTCTTATTTGTTTTATCTTTATAGTAATCTTTATTATAAGCATAAATAAAGTAATTTTTATAATTTTCTTCTTTTATTTTATCTATTGATGTTTTCACACTTTCATCTAATTCTGTAAATGTATTTGGTTTATCTAATTTTACATAATGTTTCATCTGGTTAAAAAACTGCTCTATACTATTCAGTCTTGGGTGATAAGGACAAGTATAAACCAAATAATTACCACTTTCTTTTATGATTTGTTTTGTGCTTTCCTTTTTATGTATTTGTCCGTTGTCTAAAACAAATAATTTGCCTCTTACTTTACTACATATCTTTTTCAAAAAATCGTTAAACCTTTCAGCATTTACTGCTCCATTTTGGTATAATTCAGACCCTATACATTTTTTATTATTTATTGCTACTACCAAAGAATATTTTTTGAATACTTCATTATTTGTCGTTTTCTTTACACATCTATCGCCTAAAAATGCTCTACAATAGTTATGTGTAAGTGATGTGCTTACGGATGTTTCATCAATAGAAATTATATCTTCTAATTTGAATTTATTTATTACATCAAAAAATTCTTTCAGTTCTTGTTTTTCATCTCTAATATTTCCTCTATAAGTTTTTGGAAAATGCTTGAAAGTTGCTCTCTTTCTGGTAATATTATTATCTCTAATAATATTTGATAAATATTGTCTTGATATATCTAATTTTGGAAATTTTGTTTTGAGTAATTCGTGTAAAAAATTCATTTGTATATCGCTATGTTTTCGTAAGGTTTCTTTGATAAATTGTATATGTTGTTTTTCTAACTTATAAGAACCTAACTTTCTTGTTTTTCTATTCACATTTTTACTTTTATCATATCTTTCAACCCATCTTTTCAAACTTCTTTCACTACATTCAAATACTTCACATACCTTAACATAATTATTTATTTTATGGTAATAATTAACTGCTTTTAGCTTCAAATCTGGTGTAAATTGTTTAGTCATTTATATAATAATAGAAATTATATCAATATCAATAAAAGTTATTATTTGGTTATATGCTTATAAATATAAGTATGATGAAAGATAAAATATTTTTCGTTTTGTGTATTATAAATAAGTATTTGTTTGTTTTTATTATAATTTATATCATACTGATTAATAAATGATGAAACTTGTAACAACCCATTATAAACAGACAAAAAACCATTATCATATAAACTATGACAATATCTACACATAAACTCTACTATATTTTTGTCATTTTTTTCATAGTAATTCAATATACATCTTGGTTTTAGATGTGCTGTTTCTAATAAACATAATGGTAATTTTTTTTCACAAATTATACACATTTGCGTTTTATTAGCAATTAAATAATTTCTCAATTGTTTTTGTTCTTCTCTAATCTCTCTTAATTCATATTTTATATTATTTTTACTATATTTTTTATAAAATTTAATAATGATTCTTGAATAATAATATTTATTATCATTTAATATCACGCTACCTTCATTTGATAATTCATAATTTTTGTTATTAAAAAAAATAATATTATTTTTAATTAATTTAGTCAATTCTGTTTTTATATCATTTATTTCAACTAGGTTATCATACCGAAATTTGATATAATTATATATATCTAATAATGTGTTGTTATCCTGCAAAATAAAACAATTAATAATATAATCTTTCATATTATTAATATTTGTAAATTACTTTTAAGTCAAATTATAATGAAACCATAATATTATAACCTCGTTTACCAGGATTATTATTTACATCAACTCCTTTGCTTTTTTCTTCTTTGTAATTTATTTTTTCAAACTCCTCTTTAAATTTTTTCTGGGTTTTCAAACATTTTTTTCCATTTATTTTGCACCAAGTTTCATATATTTTGAATATATCTTTCAATCCAAATCTTAAGTTTTTTTTTTCTGTTTTTTTACAACACGAATTTGCGAATAAAAATATATCACTATTAATTAATGGTTCTGTTGAAATATTTGTTTGTATAACATTTTTAACAGGTAGAGGAGATACTATATCTAACGAAATAATTTCAGGTTTATCTTTATCATATAAATATAACCAACCATCAGGAGTTTTCCAATAATATTTTGCTGGAAATTTATTATCGTCTTCAATAAAATCATCTCCGTCTTCATTTGTATATCCGTGAGTATTTTGTTGTTTGTAATCTTCTTTAAGAACTGAATATTTAACTTTATCATCAATTACGATGTATGGAGTTTTTTTTATATAGTTGTTTGTTTGTTTGGGTAAAGTTTTTTTGTTTGTTGTAATAGTAATGTGTATATTTTCATAATTATCATAAACCAAAATATTATATGTGTTAGGTTTACGATTTGTAATATAATAATTATAAGGTTTATTATTTTCATTCGCGTTTTGTATACCATTATATCTATCACTATTAGCACTTCCTGATTTAATTTGAACCACGCGGTCTAGTTTAAAACTCTTTAATATAGGGAACTTTTCTACTACAAATTCATTCAGTTTTTTTCTATCAAAATCAATAATACTATTTTTAGCAATACATAAAGGAATACCTCCATCATATTCTCCAAATTTATCAATAAATTCATCAATATTCATTTCTTGAATTTCATTAATACATTTATAATCAACTAATTTAGTTTCTTTACACCAATCACTTATTTCAGTATCATTCATATCATCAATAACAATTAATTTATAACCATTATTTTTGCTGTCATAATGTTTAATTGGTTTTAAATTTTTTCGTTTCTTTGATACATCAATATACTTCATATATTTACCAAACTTAAAATCTCCATTGTCTATTATACTTTCTAATAAATCTTTAATTTCTTCCCAACTTTCACAACCCATTATATATTTTTCAATTTCTTTTATAAATTTTACATAAAAATTTAACATAATATCTTTAAATAATGGCGTAGTCCATAAAGTAAGTTTCATACTTCCGTTTTTTAATTCAACATCATTTGATTTCAGTTGAATTCTCATTTGTTGTGACGCATTAGTGCAATTTAATGATGCGTGAGACACGAAATATTGGTCTGTTAAATGTAATGAATAATTATCATAATCGTCACTTGTAAAAGAATATCCCCTTTCTCCATATTTACCTGTTATTGTTACAATTGTTTTATATAAAATTTGCGTATCACTTTTTTCAAATAATATTCTTAATAATTTATAAACGAGTTTTATATTTAATATTTTTGTATTTATATTGAAATAGCAATAATTATTAGGTAATTTTTCAGATTTTTCAGTATCTATAGATGAACCATATATTCCTCCTGATTGCCATAATCTTTGGCTTGTTGATGATTGCTTTGAATCCCATTTAGACCAATATTTTACTTCTTTTTCATATTTTTTTGAAAAATATAATCTTAAACAATTTCCGTGATATATTACGATAAACAAATTAGGGAAATCGTTCATTATTTTATCTACTAAACAAAATTGATTTCTTCTTATTTTTTCTTCACTTATTAATAATGAATTATATTTAATGATAGGTCTTTCTAATATTTTTTCTATTATTTTTTTTATATTAATATTATAATCTTCAACAATATCATAACAAGTTTTTTTTTTATGATTTTCTGTATCTTGATAGTCCCACCAAGATTCAACAAATGTTGTGTTAAAATTTATAGAATTATTGAATAATCCAAAATAATCATTTGACCTTTTCATTTTATGGACTTTTGATATTTTTATTTGTATATCAGTATGGTCGCTTAATCTGGTTGTTATATTATATAACAATGAATGTGCTGTTCCTGTAATATGTAAAGCATATTTTACTTTTTTATATATT